GATATTGAAGTAGCACCAAATACTGCTCATGTCTGGGGTATCTTTGACCAAAACATTTCTATAAACCAATTACTAGAATCATCCTATACTCTTTGCTATGCAGCCAAGTGGTATGGTGAATCTAAAATAATGTTTGACTCTATTCAAAAATCTGGCAAACAAAAAATGTTAGACTCTGTGCATAAACTTCTTGATGAAGCTGATGCCATAGTCCACTACAACGGTTCTAGATTTGACATACCCATACTACATAAAGAGTTTTTACTCTCTGGTATGCCTCCTCCAGCACCATCTAAACAGATAGATTTATTACAAGTAGCAAGAAGGCAATTTAGGTTTGTTTCTAACAAACTAGATTATGTTTCACAGGCTTTAGGATTAGGTAGTAAAACAGAACATGAAGGACATACTTTATGGGTCAAGTGTATGAATGATGACCGTAAGGCATGGAAAACTATGGAAGAGTACAATAAAAACGATGTTGTTTTGTTAGAAAAAGTTTATGATAAATTTAAGGCATGGATTAAAAACCATCCGAATCATAATGCGTATTCCGCAAATTCTTGTTGTCCAAATTGCGGTTCTAGCAAATTACAAAAACGTGGTACTGCTATTACTACAACTAGACATTATCAGAGGTTTCAATGCCAGCAATGTGGGACATGGAGTCGAGCAGCGAAGGCGGAACAATTGTCCAAAGAGTCCGCTATCAGCATATAAGGAAAATTATGAATATTCAAAAGCTATGTGAGCATATGGTAGGTAAAATGATAGTAGAAGCAGAATCCTACTATGGAGAAGACGTGCTTATTATAGTGCTAGATGACGGAAGTCACATCGAAATTAGTGGTGATGGACTTTCCGTCTATTCAGAAGTGCCAGAACTAGACGATTAATCGTCAACCATTTCTAGTCTTTGCAGTTGAGCTGTAATTTCTGGTGGATTTACAGCAATCTCATCCTTCATTACTTCTAATAACTTTTCTTTATACCATTCAGACTTTTCAAGGTCTTGTTCAAATGAATTTTTAAATGGATAACGTAAGTCGTATTTCATTTTACATCCCTTTAAATATCCAATAAATTCTTCTTTTGTTAAACGACTAGCAATAACATCTATTGCCTCTATACCGCCTTGTAAATAGTGCGGTGGTCTATTAACCATATCTACCATGACTATACTCCTCTTAAAAGTTTATTATGTTTTCTTACTGCTTTACCCATCAATGATGCTGTTTTTAAACTCATAGCTGGATTTAGTTTAATCAATTTTTCATCGTGCATTTTCATTAGTTTTTTATATCCAATATTAAAATGACGACTTACTTCTGTTCTACTTGCATATTTGTTGCTTATAATATATGAATTTATATTATTAATCAAGTCATTATCTATCATAATCATCCTCTTTATAGTTTTTTATTTCTACCATAATTACTGCTACAATAAACATTAACAATAAAATTGCTGTTGGCACTATAAAAAAGTAAATCATACAAGTCTACCACTATATTGATAAGTCCCTGTATGGACTAACTGTGCCCATGCTGCACCCCAAACTTTAATGCCATTGTCCCTAGCTAGTTTACAGAAATGATAATCCTCTGACAATAGTTTTTTTTCTTCATCAATGCTAGTGGCAAAATATTCTACTATCTCATCACCTAAATCAGAATTGTTAGTAGTATCATTCATGTTATGGATATATTTAGGACATTTGTCTTTTAGTTTATTAAAGACATTACGTTTAATTACCATGAATCCTGTGCCACCATGTTTAATCTCAAAAGGCTTATCTAATGGAACAAGTTGTTCTTTGATGTCACCTACCATGTTGACTACATATTCACCAGTAAAGTATTTTAATTGATTTTCTGGCACATTCTTTTTAATAGCAAATGCTAGTGAACCAAAGTTAATTTCTTTTTTAGGGTAAAGACCACAAATAATATCTACATCTGAATCAATCATTTTGAATAAATGTTCTGGATTAAAGTGAATATCAGCATCAATAAATATCATGTGAGTGCAATCAGACTTTAAAAAGTCATTAACTAATGTATTGCGACCACGAGTAATAAGGCTTTCGTTATACAAAAATGAAAAATAAGCATCTATGTTTTTGGCAATTAAATGGGCTTGTAAACTTAATATAGACTCCATGTAAGTTCCATAACATAAACCGCCATACATAGGTGTTGCTATAAATAAATTAGGTTTCAAAAATAACTCCATGTAATTGTTCAATAATTCTTGCAAATTGTATCATTCTATCTATTGTCATTGGTTCATATCGTGTTGGGAACACTTGGCTATAAGCATCAATTATTTGTTTTTGTGTAAGTGGTTTATAATCCACTATTTGCCTCCGTTAATTTTTTGCTATCATATTTTTTAGTATTAGTTACTTTAATTACATTTTTTGTATCTGGAACTAATGGAGTTATAGTAACATTGTGTAGTTTAGATTTAAGGTCTTTAAACCAAGACATTTCTGTGGGTTCTGCAGTCATTAAACCAGACCATACAAGTTTTCCTGTCCCATCAAATTCTTCTACAAGCCATGCTATAGGTTTCATTAATAAAATACCATCCTTCCTATGTGTGTTTTTTTCCTTTTACCAAACCATTCTTTCTTTGGCGGTATCGAATCATCATGGAAATATAAAGCATTTGCAACTGGGTTAGTATGTTTATGATAAATAATCGTATCAATAACCAAAAGTTTAGTTTCCAAATACGCCCTTTCATCAACTGGATGGTGGGTTTCATCTTGCACAGCAAACTGATTATTAGCGTAAACGACAGAGCATACAGAATAACCCCAACGACCACTATGCAACCTATTACGAATAACATTAATCACCCCTACCTTTTCTTCTAATGAACGAGTATTTACTTCGTGATATACCGCAGTAGCATAGCACGCAATATCTAATTCTAAATTATTAATGTCCATTTGGTTGGTAAAAATCACAAACTAAAGGCATAATAACATCTGAACCTATTTTATCAATAACCATGTTTCTAATATTATGTTTGCTCATTCCTGCCAAATCACAACATAAATCATAAACATCATTGTCATCAAATAACCATTGTATAGCATCTACTTTATCTCGTAAAGCTAATTTGCTTTGATACTTAAATGAAGATAAACTTCTTTCCGTTGCATTTCTTTTAATTTTTTTAGGAACGTGCAAAGCATCATCTATAGTCTGGTAAAACATTGCCAATAATAATTTAGCCTCTGGCAATTCTGTCAACTGACTATTGTTATCATTATCTACTATATCGTCATCAAAATCCATAATGTCTCCGTATTTTCATTAGGGTAATATAAATGTTTTATACTTGCTTTTGTGTTGCAAAAAGAGCAATATATTACATACAAACTACTTTGTGTTGCATCTATTACATACAAATCTGTTTGTGTAGCAAAAATCGTTAATTTTTACATACAAAGGATATAATCATGTGGACATCACCAACAGCAACTGAAATGCGTTTTGGCTTTGAAGTTACAATGTACGTAATGAACAAGTAATAACCTTTAGAGAGGGTGTTCCTAAAAAGGAACATCCTCATCTACTTGTGCTTGTTTAGGCTTCACATCACCATCTTTTAGTTGTACAGTTCCAGAAATAAACTTACCGTTTTTTCCTTCACGAATCCAACCAGCAATCCTAAACTCAATACCGTCTACATTTGCAAGTCCAGTATAGTTTGGCTTTTTAGGGTTGTCCCCAATTTCGTTCTTAAACAATGTAAATGTATTTGTATTATCATATTTTTGTTCTGCCATGCTTTTCTCCTTAAATTATCTAACTGCGTTTTTACGTCTAGTATAATGTCTTTTTACTACTGAACCTCTAAATGCGTCTGGGTTAGTTTCTATTAATTCATCTATAACTGCATTTAATTTTTCCATATAAGGTTCTTGTCCTACTTCACCTAAATCCCAAAACTTTCTTGGTTTCATGCCACTAAAACACATTATAAGTTTAAGTCTTTGTTCCTCTGTTAATCTCATTTAATCTCCTTAAGTTTTTTAATTATTTCATCTACTTCTCCTAAAAACTGCTTAACTTCTAATTCCAACTCTTTTTGATATACAAAGTCTGCTTCCACACGCTTTACAAACAACTGTAAATTTTCTGGAAACATTGGATTATAGCTAACAAAATCACACCATTTACGACCTGTCACCAAAAGTTGAAATTGAACTTGAGGTATATATTTGCTTGGAACTTCTTGAGTTATTAATGTTTCCGTATGCGTACTTCCCATAGGGCATTTAATTTCAAGAATACCATCTTCACCTACTATACCATCTGGACTTGCACCAGCTTCCAAAGTAGGATGCTGAATAAATCCTACTTCTTCCACTTCACCATGTTGTTGCACATATTTTTCCCTAGCATAGAACTCCCTGTCAATTCCATCTTGCATTGCTTGGTTAATATATGTTTCTTGCCTTTCCCCAGTTAATCTTTCACTTACTAACTGAATTTTGTAGTTACGTCTAGACGCAGATTCACCACTTTTAATCTTTGCTAGGACATCAGCCACACGACTAGCTGTAACCTTGCCTAGTCGTGCTTGAAACCATTCTTCTGAACGTTGTTCCATTAGATAAAGTCCTCCGCTTTAGTATCTTTCATTTTAATAACTGCACCAGCACTAGCGTCAATAGCATCATGCTCTACAATCTCAAAAGCATTAGTCCATAAATATCTACGCAAGTAAGTTTGAACTGCACCTAAATTTTGCACATCATGACAACCTTTTAAAGCTGCTGAAGACATAGGGCATTTAAACTCAATGAACTGTGTAGCATCATCCATATCTGTAATAGTTAAAATTGCAATGTCTGTATAAAATGTTACTGTGCCACAGATGCCTACTTCATTACAAATTTCTTGAATAGTAGGTAAAAAATCACCTAACTCAAAATATTTATATCCAGCAAATTTATTATGACCAGACTTTTTAAGGTCTGCTACTTGTAACTTTAATCTTGCTTTCATTAATTTACTGTGTATG